GCCGCTGCGCTCTTTGCTGTAGATTGAGCGGTAATAAAAAAGAGCGTACACAACGCTCTTGCTCTGGCCTTTGCGTCTGCTGACAAATTACTCACCTCCTAACAAGATTTGCAGCGCTTCAATCATATCGGGGGCCATTGCTCCGGCTTGCTGGTCTACGGAAGGCTGAATTACGTTCCCGCTTTCGTCGTACAGCGGCTGATATGTTCCAAACCCTCCATAAACATCGCCTTTATAGTTATAACTTCCATCATCATTTACGGAAGTTATAACCACTTGTACGCGCTCGGTTTTGTCCGGCAGAATAATGTCAATGAATTTTTTCACGTCACGCCTCCTTACGAGTACGTCACAGTCAGTTCACCGTAGATGTCATACCGCCCATAACCCCCAGTATTCTTGAAGCCAAAACCCTTGCATGCGCCGCTGTTTAGGCCGGCAATAGCGGATGCATTTAGTGTGATTGTAACCTCTTGGTTGGGACTAATTGTTACGGCATTGGCGGCTTGAGCAAACAATTGAGTGTTTGGCGCACCGTTTGCTATTGTGGATAACCCATGCTGCCAAAGCGTACAGGATACTGTTCCGCTTGTCCCGGCGGAAGCGTCCCGGCGAATCTTCATCGTACCTGATGCGATTGTTTTCCCTGCTGGGCGGTCGCTTACAATGTTCGCAGCGTTGGTGAGAAGGAATAAGCCGAATCCATTGTAGTCAAGATATGAGTATGCTTTTCCAATCGGAGTTGTTGTAAACGCCCATTCGCTCCAGCTTCCCTGTCTCGGCTCTCCTGCATTCCACGTAAAGCTGCTGCTTCCGTCAGATTCTGTTTTCTTTTCATACCCCGCGCTGACAGCGTATGTCATTACGCTGGGCGCAGCCGGTGCCGCGCCGGTGGAAGATTGAGCCGATCCGGTGACGTTTAACGTCCCGGCGTCACCATATCCGTTACCGTTGACAGAAGCTGGAAAGTTTGTAGCAGATGCATTAGAGCCCAACTGACTATAAATTCCGCGCCCCATATTGTGCACTGTGGAAAAGTCCGTTGACGAACCCCCCGCGATTCCGCCTCGGCAGTCGTACGCAATTAGGTTTGATGCGGAGCTCGCTAACACCGCAAACATGTTTGTGCGCTCAATCTGGCAAGTATGCATGTAGACCGTAGAACCTTCATCAACCTGTACACCAAACAGAGTACCGTTACTGGCGTTTGTACGCCCAGGATATCCGCTGACGTTTAGTTTGTCCATACGCACAAACTTACAAGCATCAACAAAAACGACGTAATCCCCGGCTTGATCTGCAACTATGCTCGTGCTATTTGGGTCTGCTACTGTTATTTGAACAAACGTACACCCAAACAGGTATAGCCTGCCTATAATATGGACACCAGGGGCCAGCGTCAAAAACAACTTTGCCCCGCATGTGTTTTTGATGCTGATAAGGCCGGTTGTATACGTGCCTGCTGGTATCGTCAAATAGGCATCTGCCATTAACCATTTGCCAACGTTATTGAAAGCTGACTGTGGGTCTCCCGGCCAAGGAATTGTCCCACCCGGAAAAGTGTTTACCACATCGCTTATGATATGTATAGCTGTGAAAATATCCGAGTAAGAGCGCGAATACGATTCGGTGATTTCCTGTATCAGTTTGGTTTTGTCCGCATTGTATAGTGCGTATAACGCGGCCGCAAAGCTTATTTCCGCTCCTTCGAACAAAACCTTTCCACCCGTTGATCCGGTTAGTGAATCATCGGTCATCGTAAAGTGCGATGTCTTTGCGCCTCCAGACACATCGTCCGGCGAAGGCTGCCAATCAGCAACTGATTTGTTGCCCTTGGCAAGTACAAGCCACGACAAAATCAATGGGTTTCCGTTTCCGCTGGGCGCATTGTAGCATTCTACTGAAGCGGCCGTAAATGACGGAGCCGTAAACGTGATATGCCCAATTCCGTCCCACGTCGTAATTGTCACCTTTGGAGCTGTAACCCAGTCTCCGTCAAATACCACGCCGACCGCAAGCTGGTTTGAGTTGATGTTTTCAGCCTTGACCGTTAACGTATATTCTACGCCTGGTGCCATAATATCAGTTACAACATACGACTTGAACAGGTAGTCGGTAGAAAGAGCCGTAAAAGGGCCTTTGGTTCTTGCAAGAAGATTTGTACCTTGCTGTATATAGTTTGACGCCTCAAGCCGTAATGCAGCTTGCGCCGGTGCGCTGATGTGGCCTGTGGTGATCTCCCCGGCCTTGATGTGCCTTGCCTCGATTGCATCAGACGCAATCTTAGCCGCCGTTATAGCGTTGGCTGCTATATTGTTTGCGACAATCGTAGCCGCAGCTATCTCGTTCGCAGTAATGGCCCCGGCTACAATGCGATCTGCCGTGATACTGCGTTGGGTAAGTGCACCGCCGTCGATGGTGGTTTGAGATAGTTGTGCCGTACCGTTGGCGTTGTTGATGGCAAACACGATAGACTGATTGCTTCCAACGATGATAAGGCGCTCCACTGACAGTGTGCCAGCATTTATCTTATTGGCGGTAAGCGCGACAATCTTACCGTCTGTTATAGAAGCGTCCGCAATCTGTGCCGTACCGATTGCTCCGGTGTTAATCAAGGCCGTAGTGATAGCGCCCAAGGCAATCTTTGCAGTGGTCACGGCAAGGTTATCAATTTCGGCAGTTCCGATGGCGGCCGCCTGAATCTTCGCTCGCGTGATTGTTGCGTCAAGTATTTTGGCGGCGGTGATTGTGGCATCTGCGATCTTTGCGGCGGTTACATTCAGGTCTTTGATGTTGGCCGTCTCAACTGCAAGCAATGCAATTTTGGCATTGGTGATAGCAGCATCTTTTATCTTCGCGGTTTCAACTGCAAGGTCTTTGATTTTTGCAGTCTCTACCGCCAAGTCTTGAATCTTTGCCGCGTTCACGGATAGGTTTGCAATGTGGGCATTAAGCACCGACAGCGCCTGTAGCTGCGTGCTGCCCACGGTGCCCGGCACCAGCTTGTTACCGGATATCCCCATGCTGGGCAGCTGGAACCCAGCAACAGCCCCAAGCTCTGCGCCGTTTTTAATGTTGCCAAGTGTGACTTTGTTGTACCGTCCAAGGATGGCATCAAACTCGTACCCTATGACTTGCGTTTTGTACAACAGTCCAAGCTTGCTGTGCCGAATGGTGACGGTATCGTACATGAATACTTGCTGTAAGTTTTTGAGTGAAGCGTATTCGACTGTATCTCCCAGGTGGATGAAGTCAACCGTGATTTCCAGATCCACCAGATCGCAGCCGGCATCAAACTGCTTCTGCGCTTCTTCGCGCATTTTTGCAAACGCTTGCTCTGCGGTCATCCCAGGATCGTCGCCGTTTGCCGCATGCACTTTGGCTTCCTGTACGTCAAGCGGAACGGCGCGTTCTGTGGGGTAATCACCTATAAACTGACTATCAATGCATAGTTCCGGAAGCAACATAGGCGCACCATTTTCATCGTAGCCTATTGGCATGATGCGGGTTATGGCAGCTTCGTCGTTTGCTTTGCTTGATATGCCCAGCATGTTCTTGCCGTAAGCGATTGTGACGCCCCGGTCCCGCTCCACGTTTTGCAGTATGAAGGTGTCGTAATTGTCGCGGACAAGCTGTGCATGAAGCTTTGGCACAATACCGTTATCGGGATCGTGAATGGCTTCGATGACGTTCTTCCGCGCCCATTCTGCCGTGATCGCATCGGTGCAGTTGGTGTAATAGTTGAAATCGTGCTCGTTCAGGCAGTCGCCGGACATGGCAATCAACGCAGCTTGCGGGTCTGCTCCTGTTGGGCTGTACGTCTTTATCACATTGCCAAGCTGGTCATAATGGATGTGACGGGCGCTGGCTGTGACCGCAAGGACTTGGTCTTTGTTTACGATCTGCACATCATAGATACGGAACACCTGATCCCGAATTTGGCGGGCAGGAACGGCAGTTTGATAGGCGGGCTGTGCAGAAACAAAAGGCTCCGTCCGCTTGTAGGCGATGGAGCTTTTAAGAATGTATCCGGTTGTTCCGTCGGGTGTGGTGATTTTGCTGTATGTGTCCGAATCTTCGTGGTAGATGATTTCCGTACCCTGTTTTAAGGTTTTGATCTTTTTGCTGCCAGTAGTGATCTTTACCCACGGCGCAGCTGGAGGCGTCGCATTCCCCGGTGTCTCGCTGCTCCATCTGTAGCTTCGTCCGTTATAGTTGCGTTTTGCGCCCTTACTGTAGGTTGCCCCGCTGCTCCACGTAGAATAGCCGCTGCTTGCTTTGGTATAAACTCCTGCAGTTGCTGCTGTTACATGCCATATGATGTGTTCCGGGCTTTCGGCGCGGGCCTCTGCGCTCTGCTGGATGAACGGCGTTTCGCGTTCCGGCACCGGGGCCTTAATCAAAAAACCACGCTGTAGCATTTGCCAGCGCAGGTTTTCGTCGAGAGGATGCACTATTTCAAGCTCGTATTCTCCGCCGCCTACTTCTTTTACAGTGCAGGATGTCGGAGTCAAAACGCCTAAACCGTTATTGCTCCAGTCCTGGGCGTCGGGGTTGTAGATTGTAATCATTATAGCCATCTCCAGTTCGGCGTGATGGTCACTTTTGTAACGCTCCCGGTCCAGTGGATTGAGCTTGAACCGACAGGCAAGCGGATGCTCTCAATGGCCCCGGTCAGCTTGTCGTTGATAAGCGCGGTCTTTGTCAGGTTGAAACAGTCAGGCAGCGTGCAGTCAATGATAATTCCGTCCACTATATCATTGAGCTCCACCGCAAGCCCGCCGACAGTCAGCGTTATATCTCCGCTGCCTTCCACCTTGATAATGGGCAGGGAAGCAACAGTGCCGGGGTTGGTAACACTCTGCCCTGATGTGGTCTTTTCGATGTCGGCGTCCGGCGTGGCAAGATACTTAAACGGCTGGCAAACAAATGGCACCAGGAAATCCCGGTGCTCATGGTTGGCGAGTATCTTTTCAAGGCTGATTTGATTATCAATCTTGACCGTATACGCCATTGTGGGTTCGTTTCCGAAAGTTACTGAACCGAATCCCCGCAGCCAATTGATAACATTGTTTAGGTTGGCAGTAGGACGCGTGTAGCACGGAGTAGAGCGGACATATGTCTCATAGATATCCGTGCCTTCCACCATGTTCAGCGCTCCGGGACGTCCCGGAACAGGTCGTTCCTGCACACGCTCTTTAGGACGAACAATGGGCGGGTAGCTTCCCACTACCACGCCCATGTTGCGGCTGTCCACGTTATTGTAAATGAAATAAGGCTCGGCCATGTCAAGCCCTCCTTAACCTATGGGCCTTCGCCCGTATGCTGTCATCTTGCGTTGAGCAGCTTCTTGCTGCAGCTTCATGTTATCAAGAATGATTTGCCTGTCGTTTGCGCCGGCCGCCACATAGGTTCCGATGCTCATACTTGCCGTAGATGTAAATGTCGGGCTTCCGGTCTTTCCGCCGCCAGGGGAATTGCCTCCGCTGCCAGTTATGATGCCCATAGCATTTTGGAGAAGCGGCCGCATGCGGTTTGCTTCGGCTATCATGGCAGTGAACATGCCGTTTACCGAAGCTACGGCGGCGGGTGTCGCAGATGTTATGGCGTTTGATAAACCATTGACGGCATCTTCGCCCTGCTCTGTCACTAGCCTCACAAGGTCGTTTGACTTGATTACGCTCTCAAGCGCCCCCTCGATTTTTGTTGTATCGAGGTTTTCAAATGCTCCAGAATCAAGCAAGGTTTGATAGGCCGTAAATACTGGATTCATCTTGGGGTCTTGCCTTGTTTCGTGAAGGGCATTCGCTATTTGGTCATTCAGATTTGAGACAATTGTCTTTACTTTTTCATATGGTACTATGTACTGCCCGTTCTCAGGAACGAGTAAGCTTGCAACATTCAGTTTTGTTTCTGGAGATAGATATTTTTCAAGCTCTCCACCTGGACCAAGAAGCGCCTTAAATTGCTCTACCCACCCGCCTTGTTTGTCAAACTTTATTTCACTCAAAGCTTGGAGCGTGGCCGAAAAAGCGGAGTAATCCTGATTGATGGTGGCTACCGTATCACTTGCACCTGCCATTTTCGCTACGCCATCAAGCAGGGACTGATATGCCAACTGCGCATTTGAATCAATGGCCGCAAGTTGTTTGGCATTAGCTGCATATGCGGCTGTGGCATCATCAATATTTGCTCCGGCTGCGGCTAGAGCAGACTGCAAATCTGCGGCCGCTTTGATTTTTGCATCATCTGTTTGCTTTTGAACAAATCCAATTGATGAACCAAAAGACTGTTCGTTGCCCTTCCCGGATACGGTGAGGTTATAATTGGCACGTCCGGCCGCTACAACTTCATCACTTGCAAGCCTTAGCTCCGTGCGGATGGCCGTTATTTTTTCCATCTGCTCATTGAGTTGCGCAATCTGTGCGTCCGTGATTGGGCTGCGCTGTTTTTGAATGGAGGATAGAAGATCAATATAACTCTGCTTTGCTGTCTGAAGGTCAACAATAAGTTGACTATTTTTTGCTTCAAAGTCAGCCAGCATTACATCCTTATCCTCATCGCTGTATTTGTTCCCGCTCGCGTCCACGGCGCTGTCAAGTGAGATTTTATATTCAGCGACTTTGACGTCAAGGGCTTTCTTTGCGTCTTCAATGTCAGGGTTTACCTTTTCGTTGATAAACGCGGAAATGGCCTTAAACTCTTTTCCGGTTATATCTTTATCTGAAAGAGCTCCGTCTATCTTCTCGTTAAGCAAGTCTGCATCTGCACCCACCTGGGTAATAATTTCTTGTGTTCTTCGTGCAGCCTCTGCACCCTCATCCATGCTCGACGTGATTTTGTTTTTTCCGTCGACGTCTATCTTTACTTCAAAGCCTTCCTTCAACTTTGCGTCTATTGCGCCAATTGCAACGCCAAGCCCAGCTAGCGCCGTAACAGCCAGCGCAACCCATCCAGCGGGCCCGCTAAACAGTTTCATGAGCGCCCCTGCCCCTTGTGCCATCTTTCCTATGGTTGACAGCGCAGGCCCTACGGCGGCAGCGATGCCAGCTATGCCAACTATATTCTGCTGAATGGCAGGATCAAGGTTTGCAAACCCATCGACCAGCGATCCAAGCTTTGCGGCCGCTTGCTCTATCCACGGCAGCATTGCCTTGCCGAACGTCGCCCCGGTCTGGATAAGCTTATTTTTTACCTTGTCAAGGTTGGCTGTATCCCCGTTGATCTCCGCAAACGTCTTTCCTACGACGTCTCCCATCTTGCCCATATCGGCAGACAGGCCAGTGACGGACAATCTGCCTTCCCTGATCGCCGTAGCCATTTCCAGCGCACCTTTTGCGCCGAAAACCTTTTGTGCAATTCCCAGGGCTTCGGTTTCGCTTTTTGCAGCCTGAATGGCCTTGACTGTCATGGCAAAGCCTTGTTCCAGCGTCTGCCCGTCTTTGGTATACTGCACGGCAGACTTCTTCAATGCCGCCAGCGCCGTATCAGCGTTCACGCCAGCGGCTTCAAAGTCGGCCATGAACTGCACGGATTGCGACAGGTTGAGGTTCATGCCCTTCAGCGTCGCGCCGTTGGTCTGTACGCTGTCCATGAGCTTGTCAACGCTTATGCCTGTGCGTTGGGATTCGCTTGTCAGAAGGCCCAGGAAACCCCCTGCTGCGCTCGCGGGCTGCTGCCATTGCGCAAGGATTTTGCTGGTTTTTCCAATGCTCTCGTTCAGGTCGGCTTCGTTCACGTCCGCAAACCGTATAAAGGTTTTTGACAAGTCCTCAAGCTGCGTGCCGGTGGCCTTGAATCGCGTGTTGACTTCGCCTACGGCTATACCAGCGTCGGCGGCTGTAGTCTTCACTCCCAGGAATACATTATTATATGCGGCTTCCAGTGGCACCAGCGCAGCCCCTGTTGCTCCGGTTTTGCGTATAACCGTATCAAGGCCATCGTCCACAGTCTCCCACGCCTTGAATGCAGCAGTACCAGCAGCAACGATAGGCACCGTGACGCCCATCGTCATGTTCCGGCCAATTCCGGATATCTTCTTTCCGGCCGCTGTGAACTTTTCCCCGGCAGCGGCAATCTTTGCTCCGGCCTGCGCCCAAAACGTGCCGTGCTGTTGCAGCGTGGTGTTTGCTGCCTTTAACTCGGCCTGTGTGCCCTTGACGGTAGCCTTTGCCTGCTCCAGTGCTATGTCGGCCTTCTGCACGCCCTGCGCGGCATTCTGGGCGCTCTTGGCCTGTGCAGCATACTGGCCTTCCAACTTTTGCAGTTCGGCTTCCAGGGCCTTTGCGGCGGCACTGTCTTTACCAGACGCGGCGGCTTCCGCGTTGTAGGCGGCGCGGGCAGCATCTATCTTCTGTGATAGCTTCTGTTGCTCTGCGGCGGCGCTGGTCATCTTTGACTTAGCTTTTTCCAGTGCAGACGCGGCGCGATCAACTACGCCCTGCTGTGCTTTGAGCTTGTCATTGAGCATCGTCACGCGGGCCTGCATGCCTGCGGTTGTTTGCTCAAAATTCTTGATCCCTGCGCCGGCCGCTTTGAACTTTGCATCAGCCTGTGCGACGGCATTTTGTAGGCCCTTTATGTCCTTTTGCGCCGTGCTTGCCCCGTTGGCGCTGATTTGTACGGTTAATTCGCGTATGGTTTCGGACACTTGGATTCACCTCACAAAATATCATCGATAAAGGCTTCTTTGGTTTTGGTTGATGCGGTATAAGCAATCACGCGGATGTAGCCCGGAAAGTCCATGCTATCGATCTCATTCATGGGCACTCCGGCTTTGAGAAGGTCAGAATAAATAAGCATCACAAAATCCCACAGCGAATTTACTTCGTTTTCGCTTCCGCCGTGGGAGGAATAGGGAACTCAGTCAAAACCTTCATCGTTCCGCTTGCAACGGCCATGTAGGCTGCGAAAATATCCGGCATAAGCGAATCTGCTTCGTAGCCATCAAGCAGTTCGTCCACGGTAAACTGGTTTTGGAACAGGCCGCAAAACCACTCGCAGCAGGCATCTACTTCCTCCGGTGCGAACGCCTCACCATTGCGGGCTTTGTCGATCAAGGCGGCCACAACGTCGCTATTACGAAGAGCGCGGCCATTGATGTACGGCACCTGATATTGTTTTGTAGCGATGCGGTCAGGTGTTGAAAGAAATGAAAAAGGCCGCTTGACTTTGCGGCCTTCGATTTTCTGTGTTAATTTGATGGTTGTCATTTTTATACCTCTTTATCTTTCGGTGCTTGCACGTTTCCGATTGTGCTGTGGCAGTTGAAAACGCTAGTATTCATGCGTTCGTAAACGTCCACAATGTGCCTTTCTCGAAAGTTTCCGTGCCTATCCATTTCAAAGTTTTTTAGCGTGCCGTATATCGGTTGTGCAATGGCAATACCCAGCGCTTTTACTGCACCTGTCTTTACATGCGCGTCCATCGCACTCGTAATAAACCTTTACAGGCTTGTGTTCAGTGTTTATTGCGCCGTTGAGCGCGTCCACCATTTCTTGCCTTGCATCCTCTGGAATGCGTTCATCTTCTGCCCAGCGCCCAAGCACTTTAATAACGTTTTGCAACTTATCAAGATTGAAAATATCAAACTTGATTGATGTGGTTTTAACTCCGGTTTCCATATTCCATCCTCCTTAGAAAAGAAGGGCCGCTGTGTTTCAAGCGGCCCTGTGGTGTTACTCGGAAGCAATGACCTGCGCCACGTAGGAGTAAACCGTGTTTGCTCCGGTAAGCATGATCTTGCAATAGAAGTAGTGAGTGCCAGCAGTGAGCGTTGTCGGTATGGTGAGGCTTGCGGTGGTCGCGCCTGCCACGGCGGTATCGGCAGTGCCAACCACAGGCGTTGTAGGCTTGTACCACTGGTACGTCGGGCTGCCAGAGGGCACAGCGGAGACGGTGACAGCCAGCGTGCCAGACACAGAGCCAACGGTAACGGCAGCATTAGCAGGCTGTGCAGTGAGGCTGATGTAGGGCTCAACGGCCTTGACATAAGGCGCATCGAAGAAGGTTGCAGCCTCGCCAGAGAACGCGGCTGTATCAGAATCAACCTGATACTTATAATCATTGTCATACGTGCGCTTGATGAACACGATTTCAATACTATCTGTTTGCCGGGTGGGCGTCTTCTCCATTGTGCGGTAGGTGTCGGACATCAGCTTTGCGCGGCCCTTCAAAAGCTGCACATAGCGGTAAGCATTGTTGCGCTTGATGCTCTTGAAACCCATTGCGATATAGGGCGGGGCGTCGGTGGCCTTTTCGATCATGACGCCGTTGGAATCTACGGTATGGCCCAAAAGCCAAGCGCGTAAAGTGATGGGAATTTCTTTTGCTTCCAGCGTAACGGTTAGTTCGGGATCAGAATAAAGCACATCGCTTTCCACGTCCTCGGCATATTGGATGTCGGGGTCTGTGTTTGCAGGGGCAATGGTGGCGTTGATAGCCTCAATTACTTCCGAACGCTTGGAACCATATGTGACTGATGCCGAGGTATCGGCTGTCTGTTCCCAAAAGCAAACACCCTTTAAGCCAACACGGCTATTTGTCGTTGCCATTTAGTTCATCCTTTCGTATTGTCATTCCATTTCGTCTATAAAGGACTGCCGAATATTGGAAAAGGCCACGTCCTTCGTTGAATCGAAGGCGGGCCTTGCAAACGGGTGGGGTGGTGCTGGGTGCGGGCCACCGTGGCCATCTTCGACAAGATGCGCGTGTGGGGCGTCAGGACCATGCACAACGCCCACGCGCATATAATACTTTCCTCCATGCCATCGCTTGAGGGGGCCAATCTTAAGCGCTTTCTTTACAATTCCGCGCTTTACCGGCGCGTATTGAATCATCTTGTCAAGCACCGGCTCTGCTCCGCTTCTTATTGCCCGCTCCATTGCTTCGCGGCTGAATCCTTCGCTTATGCGTGCAAGATCGTCGGACAAGGCCCTAAACCCCGATGCTTTTAGCCCCATTACACCGCCTCCAAATACGTCCAGGTCATGGAAAATTGACTTGTCTTTGTTGCCTGGTCGTAATAGCCGCGTTCTTCGTTGAACATAAACCCGGCGGCTTTCATGGCCGTGTGGATGGCGGTCTTTTTTGCGATGGGGTTTGATGTTGAATACAGTTCCAAGTAGACATAGTGCATCCGTTCGTTTTCCACATCGTCGGCGGCGGCTTCGGGCGTTGACATGATGGTGAACACGCAGAATTGATCTGGAGGTGTGCCAAGGTATGCACCAAAGGCTGTGGGCACCGTCCCGGTTAGCGCAGACATGACGCGTGTTGTTATGTCCATTACGCCACCTCCGCCGTCATACGAGATGCAACAATCTCCACGTACTCGTGCGCATCCCCGTAGTCGTTGACGTACTCGATCTCATAATCAACGCCATACCGGACAATCATTTCTCGCGTGATTGCAGCTTTGGGATAGCGAATCAGGAACCTTATCTTCACGTCCGCAAAGTCTGCATTTGCCTTAATGATTTCCGTGCCGCTTGTGCGCGTAATCTTTGCCCAGCAAGACAGTACCAGCGTTTCGGTGTTGGTTGGGAAGCCGCCAGAATCTATGCCGTTTGATTTGCTGTAAATGGATATTTTCTTGTTAAGCTCTCCGGGGTTGATCTGCATATGTCACCACCTCACAAAAGGTTGATGCAATGCATCCCAAGGATCGCCTCAACAACCTTGTTTACGTTTGATTTGTCAACGTAATAGGAGCGCGTGTCGTACATGTCTTGGCACAGTACGTAGACGGCGAGAACCACATCGGGGAAGTCATCAAGCGCATCCTCTGTTTGGCCTGTGTACGACACCACGAAAGCCGTGGCAGCGTCCAGTATGGTTTGAAGCTCTGCCTTTTCGGGTGCGGTCATAGTGGCGTAATCAAGGCGCAGGTATTCAGCCACAAGCTGGCTGGTAATATCGCTTACCTTCATGTGGCTTTGCCCCCTTCATTAGGTTGTCGCCATCAGTCCGGCAGCCTTGAGCGCATCAAGCAGTGCCTTGAACTCTGCTGCGGTGGGGTTAGCGCCTGCGGCCTCCGCGACAAGAGCAGATTTTCTCGCGCCAAGCACCTTACCTTGTTCGGCAGACAATGGTACCGCTACGCCGCCGGTTGTCAGGTCGTTTACAATCGATGCCGTAGTCGCCCGTGCGTCAACCAGCGTTTTCAGAGCCTTGCCCTGTGCGGCGTCAAGGGCGCTTCCGGTGGCGGTTGTGGTCAGGTTGTTTACAACCGCAGCTGTGACTGCGCCGGTAATGGTTGCGCCCGTCAAGTCGAGTGCGCCGGGTATTTCAAGAGTGCCGCCGATTACAGTTTTTGCCCCACCCTGTTCGGTGTAGTTCGGAACATTAGACATTTCTTTCCCTCGCTTTCATAGAAAAGGGCGGCGTATTTCAGCCGCCCCGTCATTGTTAGGATACCGACATTACCAGCGCGGCAAGCTTCTGGTTGTCGATGACATCACTGTCAAACTCGAACCAGCTCACAAGGCCCACGGCGTGCTGTGTGGCGTACTTTTCGTTAAGTACCTGCATTTCGATGTTCTGACGCATGTTCACGGCAAGGCCGGAGTAATCGCCGTACAGCACGGCCTTGGCAGCACTTCCAATGGCGGGCATGTTGTCGGAAAGATACACGGGTTTGCCCAGCAGCGTGAAAGGCGTTGCGCCGGTGAAGCTGTCCTGAATCAGATACTTGCCGTCGCCGTATTTCAGCTTGCGAATAGCGGTAAAGGTGGCCGGAGCCATTGTCCAGCAGGCGTTGGCCTGATACGAGGTAGGCACCTTGGCTTGCAAATCGATCAAGTTGTCGGCAGTAATGGCGCTGACAGAACCGGCGTTCATGGTATTTGTGGTAGACAGTGCGCCTTCGGCCTTGTCGGTGGTTCCATTCAGCAGTTCGCATTCAAGGAACAGGGCGATCTTTTTGCCCATCTCTGCGACGATGAAGCTGGTGACGTCGATTTCGCTGTTATTGATTACGGATTTGCCAAGCAACGTCAGAGCGCCAGCCAGGAATCCGGACAAATCTACGCTGGTGAACTGGCCAGCGTCTGCGGTGATGTCGGTAAACTCAGCCTGATACCCGACAGCGATGTCATGGGTGGTGTTGGCAAGGCCGTACACGGGCACCTTGAGCGTGCCCTTTACGCTGAACATGGTGCACTTTGCGAAGATGGGACACATTTCTTTCACGGTGGAGATAATGCGATTGACGATGCTGGTCGGAATGACCGCGCCATTGTTTGCCATCGTGAAGTTCTGCTCACCGGAACGAACTTCAACCGGTACGCCGCATTCGCGCTTGATGTAGTTCAGAAATGCCCGTTCTTCAACTGCTTCAGCGCGTTCCTCGGTGGTGGGAGCAGCTTTCTTTTCGATGCCGCGTGCCCTTTCCTCAAGGGAAACAGTTTCATCAATAGCCCTGATTTCCTTTTCAAGCCGGTCAAATTCGGTCTTTTCCTCGTCGTTCACGGCGCGGACTTCGGTGTCTGCCTTGGATACAATGGCGTCAAGCTGGTTCTGGAGATCGGTGCGCTTTTCCATAAGTGCCTTGAGATTCTTCATAGGTAATTCCTCATTTCTGCCGCAGTGCGGCAAGTCGTTTGTGGTAATCGGTGTTGTCGGGCTTTTCGGGTGTGGTGGGTGTGTTGTCGGTGACTTTAGGATCATCAAAAAAAGCCCGCGTTTCAATGTCCACATCGACATCTGCGCGAACTTCTATGGATGTTGCGGCGTATATGGGCCGCTTGTTGACTGCCAGTGTAATGTGGTCAAGATCGAGGGATGAAATATGCCTGATCGGAATATCGTTTGCCCTCGGCTCCAGCGTGTCAACCACGTTATACATGCCAAAGCTCCAGCCGCGTATTTTGCCTTGCTTTGCAATCTCGATTACCGCAAGGTCTTTGATTATCACATCGGCATGCAAACCTATTGCGTCCTCATACAGCGTAAGCGTTCCGTCTTGCGTGCTGGCATATATGTTTGAATTGTCATGATCTACCGTCACAGTAACATTTCCGGCCCGCTCAATTGCCTGCTCAAACGCTCTCGGCTCGATTTCTTCGATCACTTTGCCGTGCGGCGTTATCACGGGTCGGCTTTTCTTTTCAGTCACATTCACATAACCGCTGATGTGCGCGCCATCTGCGCGAATCTCTATTTGCATCTATTCACCTCCCTTCAATGGTTCCGGCGGGTTGGGTGGATCTGTCTTTGGCGCTGTGGTCGCTGCTGTACCGTTTGCCGTGTCTGTCACGGTCTTGGTGTTTGGCGTGAAATACGTTTTTGTTTTGATGTCGAAAATCACATCTGCAAGGCTCATACTGATAACGTTCATACCGTCGATGCTTGGTAAGTCCTCGGCGTACCTGGCCTCATTCCGCGTCATGATGCCCTTATCAACCGCAACCGCGTATGAATCCATGCGCTCCTTGAGATTACCTTTTAGCAGCTCTTTGGTGTCAAACGCCCAATAAAAAGCCTCCTTCTCTTTTTCGAGTAGGAGGTCACGATTTAGGGCACATTGGATTGTGTACATGAGCGGGATGGCTGCCAGCTTTGCAAGGCTTTGCAGGTCGCTTTCAGTGGCTTTTCCTGCTATTGTGTCAGGCGATACATGAAAGATTTTGCACAGCTCCAGCGAGTTTGTGATTTTGTTCTCGTTGAGCTGCATTTCCACACTGGTGTTGCTGGATTCTTTGAACTCAATGCCCTTATTCAGCACCATCATGTTTTCCGCATTGTTTGCGTAAAGGCTTTTCCATGCTTCTTTGAGTTTGTCAATCGCTGACTGGTCAAGCTTGCTTTCTGATTTTAAAAACCCTTTCTTGTTTCCGCCCTTCTTGACCAAGGCGCTTTCAAAACTCAAACTCTCATACGCGACTTCAAGGATTTTGCTCAATTCGGTGATGATGCCGGTTCCGCTTGCTCCATCCTTGGTGTTGCGCAGGATTTTGATGAAGTCATAAGGCTTATAAGCTTTGCCTTGCACCAGAATGTCGTAGTCTTTGAAGATCGGATCAACGTTCTTCTGAATTGCAATTTGCGTTTCGTCCACATAATGCAGGCTTGCAACCGCACCCCTGGCCTTATTGATGTACGCATATCCGCCTTTTCCAAGGTAATAGTCGCAAACAATAGCTTTCCAAAAGTCATGGGCATTGAGCGTGTCGCCTGTTTCATCGTTCAACAGCTTTGTACGTGGGTCGTTTTTGACTTCTTCTGTTGCACCGTCTTTGTCCTGGTACAACTTTATAGGCGTACTGGCAATGATGTTGCCAATCAAGTCAATAGCGCTGGCGACGGTGGGTATCTGCAATGCAATAGCCCTTGTGACCGCCGTATTCCCAAGCATGGCCTGCAAAAGCGAATCCTCAAAACTCACTGGGGTGTCAGCCCTGATTTCCTGCTTTTTCTTGCTGAATATTCCCATAAAACCTCCTATGATTGCACCACAAAGTTATCAGAACCAAACAGCATGTTCTGTTGCAACAGGTATGTGGCGATGATTGTAGCGATAACCATGTCAACCTTGCCGGCTGATTTCTTTTTGTTGACGTATTTGTTTAGGTTGGTATCTTCGGTGCAGCGTGCGTTTTGAAAGTTAATCTCCAACATCTTGTTTTCGTCGTAAAAAAACTTCTTACCCAGGATGTATTCTTTAATAAGCTTGGTCGGCATGTGTAATACGCTGGAATGCATCTTAACCTCAACGCACTCAAGCCCCGCTGCCTCCAGCTTTTGCACCGTTGAAAGCGCATTCCAGCGGTCATACCCTATCTGCTCAATATGCACTCCGTAGGTTTTTTCAAGGCCGATGATGAAACGCTCTATGAAACCGTAGTCTACCACTTCGTCTCCGCAAGCAAAGCAAACGCCTTGTCGAATAAGCGCCTTGTAGTCGACATCCTCTTTTTTTGTCTTGAACAGTAGTTTTCCAGCCGGGATAAATCCCCACACCTTTGTGTAAATGCAATCTCCGCTCTCGCACGTCATAGAAACCGACGTATTATCATCGGTCTGCGACAAATCCAGCCCCAAATACACGCTTTTTCCACGCCAGAAGGCCAAATCTTCCTGCTTTTTGCACTCTCTAACTTTGTCAATTGGGATAAATCCCTCTACGCCAAGGCTCTTGTACTTGATGTTGTTGTGCTTGCACAGGTAGTTTTCGCGCTTGTTTTCGTACAAAACGGCATCTTCGCGCATGTTTTTGATGGCTTCTAGGATGTAATCATGCGCCACAGCGACTGGGTTTGACTGATAAATCACCATGTCGTCGGTCTGCCATTGGTCATTTACAAGCAGATAATCGTCAGGCTCATACAGCAAAGCAAACATTCGCTTGTTTTTTCTAAGATCATCAAGCGTTTTCTTCGCCTTGTCGATTTCATCAATCATTCCGTTGTTGTCGTTTGGGTATTGGGTACTGATGATGATGCCAAGCTTATTGAACAGCGTGATCTGTGACGAACGCATGGCTTCTATCGGGTAGCTGTCCATTGCACCGGCTTCGTCAGCAAGGAACATGTTGGCCAGCTTACCGTCCATGCGATCTTCGGAGTAGGCGAGCGGCGTATACTCCGAATCAGTGACTAAGCATCGTATTTCGCTGCGAAGAAGCTTAAACGCCTTGTCATCAGATAATGCTGGGCTGGCTTTGATGATCTTTCTGATGGCCAGCTTCAACTCGCTTGACAACTTGAGGTCTGGAGCTACAGAGAAAAAGCGGGAAAATTGCGGCTCTATCAGCATGCCGATGATGAAGATTACCGCGCTGTTAAACGTCTTGAAGTTTTTGCGGCTTATCTCTAGCAGGGCCGTTGTGTAGTAGCGGATGTTCTCGCTTTTGAGCTTTGTGCAGAAGACGGCGACGATCAGGAACCATGCATAATCCTCCAGGCCGTCGTACATCGAGCATTTTAGGTCAGGGTGGATTATCAACTTTAGGATTTTGCATATTTTCTCGTATGTCTTTTCGTCTACACGCGCATCGTCGCTTCTTCCCTCGGCAATGTCAATCCATTTTTGAGCCTGCTTTTTAACATAGATAGGGGCT